AATAGTAACAGCAATTTGGCAACGTCCAGAAGTTTGGGATATGTTCAAACAAGGTGTTAGACGTTTAAGAAATCAATACAACGATGTAGATGTTCAAGTTTGTGTTAGTGGTTCAGAGGGTGGAGCATCTCAAAACAGATGTAAAGAAAAATGGATTCACTATGTAGAGATAGAAAACCATCCACTTGGTAGAAAAATGAACACAGCTTTAACTTTAGCTAAACAAACTAATGCTGATTACTATTTGTTAATGGGTAGTGATGACATCATCTGTAATAACTTATTTGATTTGTATTTAGATTATATGGAGCAAGAGATTGATTATATTTATTTAATGGATGGTTATTTCTTTGACACTACAAGTAAAAAGTCTTTATATTGGGGTGGTTATGCTGATAAACTTAATTTAGGCAGACCACTTGGAGCTGGTAGAATGTTAAGCAAGAGATTAGTTGAAAAGATGGATTACAAATGTTGGTATGATGTTAAGCTAAGCGGATTGTTAGACCAAGCAATGGATGAAAAGTTAGAAGGTGTTGAGTACACTAAGCAAGAAATATATTGCAGAGATAACGACTGTATGTTGTTAGATATTAAAAGCAGTACTAATATGACAAGATTTGCTAAGTGGAATAATACAGAGTTTATACATACCGACAACATTAAAAAATATTTACCTATATTTGAATTTAATAAATTATATTATGGGAAATAAAATAAGCCCTTTCGCTTTTGTAAGTCCTTATGCTATATTAGGTAAGAATAACATCATTGAAGAAGGTGTTGTAATAAAAGACAATGTTATCATTGGAGATAATAACCATATTTACCCTTATGTTACAATCGGTTTAGCAGGAGAAGTTAAAGGAGATGACAGCATAAAAGGTAGGGTAGTAATAGGTTCTAACAATGTTATAAGAGAGTTTACAAGCATCCAATCGCCACAAAGATATGATTACACTCAAATCGGTAATAACTGCTTTATAATGGATAAAACGCATATTGCTCACGATTGTATAATAGGCAATGATGTTACTATTGCACCAATGGTTACTTTAGGTGGTTGTGTTATGATAGGTAACTTTACTAACTTAGGAATTAATTGCTCTATACATCAACGATTAACAGTAGGTGAGAGTGTTATGATAGGAATGGGTGCAATTATAATTAATGATATACCAAACTATGAAAAATGGGTGGGTAATCCAGCAAGATGTATAGGATGGAATTTAATAGGATTAAGAAAGCGTTACCCAAATAAAGATGAATCAGAATTAATAGAATTATGTGTGGGATAGTTGCTATTTACGGTGATTACCGTTATAAAGAAATACCAAAGGCTTTAATTGAAAGAGGTCGAGATGGTCAAGGAATGTATCAAGATGAGTTTGTCCAACTTATTCAAACACGATTAGAGATAAATAAGTGCGATATTGAGTTACCATATCAAACAGATAAATACGTCTTGCTATTTAATGGAGAGATTTACAATTACAAAGAGTTTGCAGATAACGAATACCAAGCTATTTTAAACGCCTATGAATACGGTGGGGAATTAGACGGTCAATACGCTATTATTATTTACAACAAAGAAACTAAAGAGTTAACAACGCTTGTAGATGGCTTTGGCATTCATTGTTTATATAGAGATGATTATAATGGCAGTAGATTTTATTCATCTAATCTTAGAAGCCTACCAAGAGTACAATTTGATAAAAAACAATTAAGAGGTTATGGAAATGTTACCAAGCAAAGAACTGTATAAGGCGTTTTTAAATGCTATAATAAAGCGAATGACTGATAATATAGTTGTGCCAGTTAGTGGTGGTTTAGATTCCACATTGATAGTTAAAGCGTTATATGACTTAGGTTTAGAAAAAGATGTTCAATACGTTACAATGTATGGTAATAAATACGCTGATAAAGTTGCAGAAACATACGGTATTAAGCTAAATGTATTTACTCCAGAGTACAAAGAAGAAGATTTAATTAAGATGGTTGAGATATTAGAAGAACCGTTTTATAGTCCAAGTGTTAATTATTACTTATATGAAAAAATACACAGTATCGGTGGTCGTGTTTCTCTTAGTGGTTTGGGTGCTGATGAATTGTTTGGTGGTTATGACTATTACAATACCACACGATACCCTCGAGGCTTATTTAAAAAAGTTGTAGCACCAACAAACGAACAAAAGAAAGTTGAAGATTTACATTTCTTAACTAATCATCATTTAAGAGAGAATGAAAAGATTGGTTTATATTGGCAAGTAGAAGGTCGTTATCCTTTCTTAGATAAAGTAGTAAGCAAAACACAAGACATTGACAAAAGTTTAATTAAAGACATATTACTTAGAGATTTTAGTAATGAATTTGTTAACAGAAAAAAAGAAGGTTTCAGAATAGATAATAACAAAGATAGAGAACACCAAAAGCAACACTACATAAAGCAATTAAATATCTGGAAACAAATATTTATAAAATAAAGTACTTAATATCGTTGAGTTTACAATATAAAGTTTTGTAATTTTGTTTAATTACTTAATTTTATGGCAAGACTTAAAACTGTTGTTGACGAATCTTTAACTGTATCTACTGCTTTTACATCTATTAATTCACAAGCATACAATGAGTTAAGTGGTGTTAATTGGGCTGATAACGATAAAACATTCCCTTACTTACTTATTGACAAACGTAGCTTTGAAATGGTTGTAAACAGCTATACAAAGACTGGATTACCAAGACAAACAACATACACTTCGAGATTTTACTTCTTTAATACCTATACAGAAACAGAAAAAGCATCTACAACTTTACAGACAAAGCAAGATGAATTGATAGATATTGCATCTAAATATTTTGCAGAGTTAAGAAGTAGAAATGAAAGTGGTGCAAATGGTTTTTTCTTAGGTACAACTTCGTTTAATAGTTTGGACGAAATGCAAAATGGAAACTTATTACAACTGTCTTATAATGTTGAGTTTATTGTAAACATAGAGAATTGCTCACTTGGAACTTTTGTTTACTAATGATTAAAGAAAGAGATTTAGATAATGTTGGGCAATTTATTATAAATGAGTTGGCTAAAGAGTTGATTAAACAAGACCACTCTGCAACTGGTAAATTGATAGATAGTTTAGATTATAGAACAACATCATCTTCAGTAGGGCAGACTTTATTAATTGAGATGTTAGACTATGGTAAGTTTGTTAATACTGGCAGAAAGAAAGGAGCAAGAAAAGTACCAATACAAGCATTAGTTGACTGGATAAAACAAAAAGGAATAGCAACAAACAATAAAAAAGCATTAGGGATAGCGTTTGCAATTCAAAAGACAATAGAAAAAGAAGGTAGTCCAACAATAAGAAGTAGAAGAAATGGGAAGAAAACGGAGTTTGTAGATGATACTTTAGAGAGAATTGAATCAGATATAAACAGAAGATTGGAAGAAGCAGCTTTTAAAACTGTTGAAGTGCAAATTGATAATTTAGTAAAAAGAATATAATGGCTATAAGAATATACACAGAACCAAATCAAATAAGTTCACCATACAGACCGAATTACTTTGATGTTTCAAGTGATTTAGGAACTATTATTAGAATGATAGCAGATGTTTATGTAGATGGTACACTTGTGACAACGATAGATAAAGACCCTAAACTTGGCTTTAGTAATCAATTTAGATTTGAAGTTGGAGATGTATTAAAGAAATATTTAACTTCTGACTTTGTAACTATCAATAACGCTGTTGATGTTTCAACTGACTTAGCAAGTTCTAATAATTATTACATAAGAGCTTTTGAGGTATTAGATAATTCAAGTACATCGACATTTGATACTTCTTGGAGTGAAGATGGTGCTGGCACTAATTACACTCAATCAAGTACTTTAAGCACGTTTAACGGTGTTAATCAACATCAACAAACATTAAGCGACTATATTGCTTCAAGTGGTGCGAGTAAATTTATAACAAATAGACCTAATTTATCTTATGTACCTAAATCAGATTTTAGAATTGGAATATTAACAGAAGAAATCGTAGCAGATATAACTGTTAATACTTATGATGGATTGAATGGTAGTGGCTCATTAGTAAACTCGACAACATCTTCAGCCGTTGCACCAATAGATGATAAAGTGTGGTTTGGTATTCAAGTAAGTAGTTTTGCTTCAACAGTAAAATCGTTTAGTGTAACTGCTTCAAACCCCTTTATAGCAGCTGAAATAACAGAAACAATGACTTTTAATTTAGTCGATGCTTGTGAAGATGATTTGACGGTATATTGGCAAAATCATTGGGGAGAGTTTGATAATTATTTATTTAAAGGCAAGCAGAATCAAAAAACTAAAAACAAAACTACATCAATAACTAATAGATTGAATTTAGATTATAGTGTTGGAGATAGAGGTAAAAAAGATTTAACTAAAGCAAATACAAGAACATTTACTGCTTATACAGATACAAGAAAGAGTGCTATAATAGAATGGTTAGCAGAAATTGGAGAAAGTGTAGATGTTAAGATTATTAAGGGTGGAGAGGTTATACCTGTAAATGTTACTAATATAACTTCTACAATAGAAGATTCAGAAAGAACACCATCACAAATATCAATAACATTTGAAGAAGCAAACAAAAGAATAAATCAAATTGGATAACGTACAAATAGAAATATTAGATTCTGCTAATAACATCGAGGGTGTTTTAGATGTTGGAGATGTTAAAAACTTTCCTTTATCATTGACTAATAGTATAGCTGAATTAGTTGATATTAATAAAAGTAGTGGTTCTTATTCTGTGCCGTTTAAAATACCAAGCACAAAAGGTAATGATGATTTATTAGACCATATTTATTTAAGTCAACAAAAGAACTACAAAGACATAGATGCTGAAAAAGATTGTAGAATTATTGTTAATGGTTTAAACATTGATAATGGACGTTTAAAAATAACACGAATTAAAAGAGTTGGCTCAACTGCTGATAATTATAGCTTTACTTTCTTTGGCGAGAATATGGATTGGGCTTTGCAAATGAAAGGTAAAACAACGCAAGACCTACCATATTTAGATACTACATACACTTATGACACAACAACACAAATAGCAAGTTGGTCTAATGTTGGTGGTAGTAAACAGCCAGTCTTTAGTTTAATTAATAGAGGTAATCGTTCACAAGCTAATGTTGTTAATGTTGTTGATTTATACCCAGATTATTTTGCTTTAGATTATTTAAACGATGCTTTTAAATCTGTTGGTTATAACTTTGATAGTACTCACTTCAACCAAGCAAGTGAAAAGCAATTAATAATACCTTTCTTTGGTAATAACTTTAAAGCTTTAGGTAGGCAAGAAACTGAAAGTGCTGTTGTTAAAATGGATAGTGCAGCTACTAACTTTGATAATAGCTTTACTATTGATGGTACTGCACCAACAGCTACAAAAATAGAGTTTGCAGATAAACTTTTAAACTATCAAGGTAGTACATTTACTGGTGGTACTGTAGATTTTGCAACACAAACTAAAGTTGCTGATTATATAGAAACACCACTACCATTAAAAGATGATAGTAATAACTTTGCTTCTAATCAATATGTAGTACCCTATGACACTACTTATAGAGTAGCTGGCACACTTGAGAGGACAGTAACTTATGATAATGCTGATAACTGGAATTTTTACATATTAGATTATAGAGTAAAAGTAACGAGAGGGTCAAGTACTTTTTATATGTTTGCCTATGAATCAAACAAAACAACAACAACAAATGTATTAAGTGGTACACGCTGGGAAGATGTTATAGTATCAACATTTAAGACAAATTACCACGCTTTACAAGCTGGAGATATATTAGAATTAACTTACACATTCATAG